AATCAAATCCTGACTACAGATGGAATTGGTCTATACAAGACCACGCTGGCATCCATTATTTCGCCGCTCAATCTGTTCGATAAGTCTCAGGCTCAAACGCTAGGGCAGAACGTCACGATGGCAAGCGGAGCGGATATCGCATTGTCTTCTGGGAGCGTCATGTCCCTCTCTTCTGGAGCGCAGATTGCTCTCTCCAGCGGTGCTCTTTTGACGCTAGGCCAAGACCCTGTTGCAGCATTGGAGGCAGTGCCGAAGCAGTACGTTGACAGCAAGTTCCTGCCATTAGCAACAGGAGGGCTTGTGAGCGGATCGATTTCCATGATTGGAACGTCGTCTGTCCTGACGCTATCCGCTGACCCTCTAACAGCCCTTTCCGCTGCTCCAAAGCAGTATGTGGACAACCGGATTTCAAGAGAAGTGGCTTCGTTGAGATTTCGCTCAACAACCAATCCTGGAACAGCCAACACTTTAGTTACTTCAAGCAACATTGTTTGCTCTGTAAATCAATCAGCAGGATCTAGCACGGCTACAATTGCTGTTGCAAACCCAGCGTTGTTCAACACGTCCTTTCCGTTCTTCCTGACTGGTCAGTACATTGGCATAGCAACCGCAGTTGGTGGGCTTACGGCAAAGCTATACGAGATTACATCTGTAAATTATAGCGCAAACACATTTACAATTACTGCTCCAGACACCACTGCAAAAACAGGTTCCACGCAACTTTCATTCGTATACTCAAATCTGACTCCTCCTGCATTGCCGTCCAGATTGGATGCGAACGGAAACAGGAATATCAAGAGCGTTGCTTTGTGCCTTACATCCAGAAAGCACTACATCAATTACTGGTACGACAGTGAAAGCGACGACATGGCAACTACGCCAACGACTACAGCAGGCAATCCAGCACTTCTGACAACGCACTTGTTTGGAGATGCTATCACCAACACGGGAACAGCTACCGCAGTGCAGTTCATGACTGCTTTGCAAATGCGGAACATAAATACAACCGTAAACACAGTGGCAAACATCACTGCTCCTGGATCTCCAGTTGGGTTCGGCCTTACAAGCAAGGGCATCAATGTCGGATTCTTTGTCGATGCAACGACAGGTCTTCCATACACGAATGTCCACGATGCAAATGTGACCGTATTGCGATGACCGTTTGGGACAAGATTGTTGAAGCAGAACTAGCCGCTGCAAGGCGGTATCCCAAGCTGTGGAACAATACAAGCGAGCAGGACATACGGAACATACTGAAATTTTACGGACTCCATGGGGGGCTGTTCTACCACATCGAAGATGGCGAGGTGCAAGCGGTGATGACCGCTCACCCAGGCTGTAAGCTGCCGGATTGGGAGTGGGACGAGTTCACCAGCGATTGGACGATATTCACGCTGTGGGCGAGCAACCGGAACGCTTTCGAGCAACTGGTAAACCATGCCATACAGGACAAAAAGCCGGACTTGATTTATGCGGTTCGCGATGGAAACATCGTGGAAATAACAGTGCAGAAACTAATAAGACTTTTCTATGGGCGGATCTCCTAAAATCAACATGCCTACTCCACCGAGTTACTCTAGCTCGATGGAAGAAATCTTGCGTTCCCAGTTGAAGTACGCTCCTGAGATTTACGCTGCCGAAAAGCAATACCAACCACTTTATCAAGCCCTACAAGCACAGCAGGAGCGGCAAGCAGCAGAAGGCCAAATGGCCTTGATGAAAGACTTGCAGCCAAAGCTATCTGAGCTTGAAGACGCATACTACACGCAACAAGGGTTAGACCAGACACGTCGTTTGCAAGAGCAAGCACCTGCATACGTCCAAGCATTCCAAGAAGCAGCAGGAACAGCCGATATCACAAAGGGGCTAAAGTCTTATGCAGCAGAACTGCAAGCAAAAGGCCCTCAATACGATATTTCTCCAGAAGAGCAAAGAGCCATCGATCAGTCAGTAAGATCTGCATATGCAGCCCGTGGGACAGCATTAGGAGACCAAGCAGCGTTGGGGGAAGTTCTGAACCGTTACCAGTTCCAACGTCAACGCAGACTTGAAGAGGATCAGTTGCGTTCTGCACGACAAATCGAATCCGCAAATATTGCAGCAGGTTTGCAACAGCAATCCGCTCCAGCCATGCAGGCTTTCTATGGGCAGCCAATGTATGCGGGGAACTTTGCAGGCAACGCCATCCAATCAGCATTGATGGGACAATCTCAAGCAGGAGCGCAATACTTCAATCCAGAGTCGCCAACTGGCATGGGAGCAATCTACGGTGCATACAACGCTGGTGTTCAAGGAGCGATAGGTCAGGCTCAAGCAAGCGCAGCATCTAGGGCAGGGGGAATGCAAATGGGAGGAGCACTTGGCGGAGCAACAATAGGCGCTATGGGATTGGTCTTTTTCTAATGAAAAATAGAACGGAACATACAATACGGAAAGCCTTGTTGAAGGCAAAAAGACCTGCTGTTCTTTGGAGCGGCGGGAAGGACTCTGGTGTCCTTTTGGATATCGCGCTAGGCATTCGACCAGACATTGAGGTTATCCACTTCAAGCTGCCATTTTTGCCAGCAAAGTACCAGCATCACCACAAGCTCCAAGAGACCCTTGGCATCACTGTGCATGACTGGCTTCCATCAAGACTCGCATTGACTCACGGTAACAATCGCATCGATGTGTGTGAAACCTACGATATTGGCAGTGGAGAAATCAGCGTCATGCGCGGCACTGAGCCTTTCGAGGAGGGCAAGCCCTGGGTGTGTGGACTAGACTGGCTCAACAGACCAACTTGCAAAGCCACAGCAAACTTCGACGTTCTCTTGTGCGGACACAAGAGTTGCGACATCGATCCATTGACAGGGAACGTACCTCTGGAGATTGACATGAAGCGTCTGGGAGCATTCACTGAATGCTGGTATCCTTTACGGGATTGGACAGACGAAGACATCTCAAACTACACACTGTCGAACCACATTCTCTACGACGAAAACCGCTACGATGCCAGGGTTGTCTCAAAGGAGGATAAATCCCTCAACTCAGACTACATCCAGGCTTGCATGCGGTGCGTTGACAAACGAGAAGGTGATTTTGTTCAGTGTCCGAAACTACAAGCAGACATTGAAAACATCTCAAGATTCATCCGGCACGAACAGCAGGTGCATGCCTACTGTAACGTCAGATCTGGATTGCCAGACATGCGGGGCGTGTTGCAGTCACAAGTGGAGTTGGCCGATCCTCAAGAGGGACAGGTCGGATGCGAGTGGCATCCCGAAGGAGATGCAACGGGAGGATTATCCGCTACTTAAAACAGTCAACAATAGATGCATTGCTTTGCTAGGCACTTGTGGTGTACAAACAACTTGTTCGATATACAGCAATAGACCGCAGGCTTGCAGGAACTTTCAGAAGGGCAGTCAACTTTGCTTAGAAGCTAGGAGAAAACTATATGGCTAAACCACAAATGCTATTCGGGTATCAACCGCCAGCGGCAATGTCCATGATGGGACAGGGAGTTGCTGAAGGCATGGCGAAGGTTGGGCAGCTATATGGAGAGGGAATGGCCTCCATGGGGAAGAGCCTTGGGCAAGGCATCACTTCTGCCGCTTCCGCAATTGCTGACTACAAGCAGATTACTGACTCTGCGAACGCTCTAAAGAAAGCGGTGAAGTCGTTACCCGACGATGATTATGGCTCGAAAGGCTTTATGATGTCGTTCTTGGAAGATCCAAGCATTTCGGATTTACAGAAATCCAGGATGGGCGGAGACATGCTTGGGGCGGCGGTCAAGAACATGATGGAGATGCGTAGAATCCAAGAGATGAACAGAGGCAGGATGGATTTACAAGGCATGAGAGGCGCACAGGGAGGTGCATCGCAGACGCAACCTGTAACATTTACTGAAATGAGCCTGCACCAGTAATTATGCAAGAAGAAATTCAAGGATTACTGACAGCACCCCCAACATCCGCAGGAGCATTTCGCGGAGGGCAGATTCCACTGGGCTTTGATCCAGCCGCTATTTATCAATACCAGCAAGGAATACAAAAGCCTGGTGCTCCACCGCAAGTTCAAGAGCCAACACCCCAGCAGGAACCTGCTTCTGCTCCTGTTCAGCAAGCGTTTGATGTTCCTGTATACACGCAGAATTGGGACAAGCCAATTCCACCTATAGTTGTTCGCTTCCAAGAAGGGTTTAACCCTGAAGACCCAAGACATATTGCAGCAGAGCAGAAGGCATATGCGGAAGCATACGATGAGGAGAAGCAAGGCACCTATGCATTGCAATTGCTAAACGAACTGCGCTCAAAAGAACAAACTATCAAATCTGCATCAGAGGCAGTTGCAAAATACTCGCAAGACGTTCAGCGGCTTGAAGCCAAGAAGCAACGAGGAGTTGTAGAACTTCCAACTGAAGATGGCATGGTGCGGCTTCCAATGGATGCAAAATCGTCCGCAGAAAACCTTCAAAAGCTTGGAGAAGCAAAGAGGAGATTAAAAACTGCGGAGCAAGAATTGACGAAAGCAAAAGAACCAGCACAGCCAAAAGTAATCAATGTTGAGTTGCCAGCAGCGCAACCTCCGCAGCAACCCCAAGAGACTGAAGCACAGGCGCAGCAAGAAACGCTGCCAGAGGCAAAACCAGAGGTTCCAGAAGCTTCGCGGCAAAGACAACGATACGATGCTATTAAAAACAACTTGTATCAACAAGCGCAGCAAATGATACAAAAAGGGTTAGACCCAAAATCTGTTCAAGATGGATTTAAGCAAGCGATTGAAAGGCTAGACTCGCAATGGAAGCCAGAGCTTCTTGAGGTAGACGGAGTGCTTTACTCGTATAACACTCCAAGCAAACCAGAAATTGTTCGCGACAATATCAAGCTGGTAGAAAAACCGTTCAACGATATGATTGAACGTGTCCGCAAAAACATTGAGAACATTGACCAGATTGAAAGCATGCGGCAGCAGGCGGAGCGAGCTGCAAAACTTAAAGGCCCAGAAAGAACCGCAATCATTGAAGCACTTCGAGCTTCATTGAAGTCAATCAACACAGCAATCAGCGGCACATCTGACGCTCTTTCTCAAAACGAATATCTGCGTCTTGGTGGATCACTGGAGACATGGAACTTCATCAAGGCCATGCAGCCGGATTCTGCTGCTTTATTTTTCACTGCAAATCCAGAAGGCTTTGCAAAATCAGTTGAAGTTCTACGAAACATGACGGGCAACCGAATGGTTTCAAATTTCAATCAAGCAGAAAAGATTTCAAAAAAATTCCCAGTGTTGCAAACGCTGCTTCCCGACAAGCCTTCGTACTACAACGAAATCTTGAAGACACACGGCAAAAGCCAGGTCATCGAGAAGAATCGACCACAGCAGCAGCAGGCACAGCCAGTAATCACCAAGCAGGGAACGCAGTTCACAAGAGTGCCAAGGTAGTATGCCACAAGAAATATTCATCCCTTCCAAAGGCAAGACGCTCACGTTTGCGGACGACTTCTCTGACCAAGAGATTGCGGACTACATTGATGCCAACTTCCCACGCTCTGGCGAGGACGTAGCATACGACCTAAAGAACCGCTTGCTTGATCCAGAGTGGAACCCCTCTTACGAGGATTTCGAGAAGCTACGGAAATACAACACCGAAAAGGACATCAACACGGCAGAGGTTGTAAGGAACATTGCTGGCGGGATTGTTGAGATGGGAGGCAATCTGCTCAAGGCTATTCCAGCAGCAGTCTCTGACCCAACGGCAATCCCAGGCAGTGCGGCTAGAGGGCTTGTAAACAACCTCAAAACCTACTCCATGCTGGCGCAAGGGGGCGTAGACCCAGGCTCTCCTTTGTTCAACATGATGAATGGAGATAGCATCACCGCTTACTCCACATGGCGCGATTCCATCCTTGCTGCTAGAGACCTGGCCGAAACCAGCAATGCAGCCATTGGGGGAATGCCTGTAAATCCACAGCAAGTGGCGGGAGCAGAGGTCGTCATGGATCCGCTCAACATTCCATTTGTGCCAGGACTTAGCGTTGCTGGCAAGGTGGGAGCAAAAGCGGCTGGAGCAGTTGGGCGCACGGCAGAGTTAGCAGGCAGAGGGGTTGCTCAAATCGCATCAGTGCCAGAGCGAGCAATGGCCAAAGCCGCTACCGTATTAGCTGGAGTGCCAGAGGATGTTGCTAGAGCAAGCGCAGCGGACTTAGCGACCAAAGGAGCAATCCTCGATGCAGCCGCAGGAGTGGTTCCTGGAGCATTTGAGCTTCAAGCAGCAAAGCGTGGCGGACAAGCATTGGAAGCAGCAGGGGAAGCCGTTGGCGCAGCAGCGAGGGCAGCAGAGGCTCCAGCAGGGATGCTCAGTCCCATTGAAGTGGCATTGCAGAACCCAGAGTTATCCAAGGGAGCACGGGCAATCCTTACGGTGACTCAACGCATTATCCCACGGGATGCTGCTCTAGTTGCTGGCACGGCAGCAGAAGGGGCACTTATCGGTGGAGCACTTGGCGGAGGCTTGGGCGCACTGCAAAGCACGGATGAAGAGGAAATCGGAAAGGCTATCGGCGGCGGGATTGCTGCTGGCACGATGATTTCGGGAGGCTTGAAGCTATACGATGTCGCTACGGGCAAAGTGGCAAAAGAGCGCGTTGTAAACGATGCGTCGAGGAATATTGCCGAGGCTGCTGCAAGAGGAGAGACAGAAGCTGAATTAGCAGGACGTGCAGAGTTGTTTGACCGTCTGAGCAACATGGATCGCAAAGGCAACGCCCTTGGGACGTTCATTGCGGTAGACAACCTGATTTCGCAACGTGGAGGCAAAACGAAGATCGTCGATGGAGACGTGTTGAAAGGCCCAGGAGGAGAGACTGGCTGGAACGCTTATTACGATCCCAAGGACAAAACCATCTACATCAACTCCAAAAGCGCGGACGCAACGACGATACCGCATGAGGCAACTCACGCATTCATCTCCGACCTCTTAGCCGACGACATCACTTCTCGCCTATTTACCCGCGATAGCGATGGACGCTTGCAACCAACGAGCGAAAACACGATTAGTCGCCTTATCGACGGATACCTCAAGGACGCTGACAATATCAAACTCTCTGATGGCACGACCGAAGGGCAACGCTTACGCGAGCGACTAGACTCTGCATTCGACCCTGCAACTCCGATTTCGGAACAGGTGAGCAGATTGCGCGACATCACGCACGAGATTGCAGCACGGTATGCGGAAGAGTGGGTTGCCAAAAAGAATCCACGGGACTTGGTGCAAGGCACAATGCCCACCATTTGGAGCGAGGCAATCACCGCAGTGCGAGGCAAGCTCGACAAGACATTTGGGAAAGAAACTGGAAACCCTATCCTCGACCCAGTCCTCAAGCGGATATTCGATCCAAAGGAGAGCGGTGTGCCAGCAAGGGAAGGGGTTACTCTCGACCCTAGAGCACTCGCATATGATTGGGCAGATAAGCGTGGAGCGTTCATGACGCGCTATAGCGTTGGCAGTCCAGCCCCAGGCAGGAAGCATTGGAGACCTGTATTTAAGGAGGTCAAACAAACCCTTGTAGACAACGGAGCGCAAAAGCCTGACAACGCTTACTATAGCAAGAACAACTTGTCTCTCCTTGGCGTAGGAGAGGATGTTATCAACTCGCTGACAACCAGAAACATTGAAACGCAACTGCGCTCAAGTGCCCCGATTGTCGGCACCCGCGAAGCTGAGATTATCAACAAAGCCATTCGGGCTGCAAAAAGCGGCGAGATGCTGGACATGCGGGATTACATGTCGTTCCTGTACGAAGGATCGGCCGAGTCCGGCAAAGCACGGCAGGGCAACCCTCTCGACAAGCAGATTGCTGTTATCGACGTGTTCTGGAACAAGGACAACGGGGTTCAAATCCTGGCAATGGATATTGGCTCTGCCATGTCCAATCTGGCTAAGGCTGTAAAGTCCAGAGGCGAAGCGTCAGGGTTTGATTCGATTGCCAAAGCGCAGAAGGCACTCAACCAGTACATCAGACACGTCGCTGATTCAGAGTCGAACTTCGATGCTGCCAAGAAGGGTTGGGAGATTGAGGTTGACGGAGTGCCAATTGGCAGACAGGCGCACAAAACACTGCACCAAGCACTGAATCTGCCGAATGCAGCCAAGGACGCTCCTCCTCCATTTAGGACGGACATCGACATCAGCCGATCTGGCCTCAACCGCATCTCAGGCGTTGAGTTCATCCTGCCAAGGCGAGTAACTGGACAGGTCATTGAGACGGGCATTTCCACTCCGATTAGCAACAAGGGAGTATCCGCCATCCGGCGCAGGTTCCAGCCAAAGAGAACGCAGGTTGAGCAACTTCCAAACGGGATGGTTGCCCAGGATGCAGATGGCGCACGCATCGTCAAAACAGACACTTCCGGCTACCGCTTGTTCGATCCGCTAGGAGAGAAGATTGGAGTGTTCCGCACATTGGACGCAGCAGCAGAGGCAGCGAGCAATCAAGCAGCGAAAGATTTAAGCACCGTCAAGGAGATTCAATATGCCATTCAAGAGCAACGCGCAAAGGAGATATCTGTACGCCAACGAACCCTCTATCGCGAAGCGGTTCGCCAAGGAGACGCCCAAGGGCAAGAAGTTGCCAGAGCACGTTTCCAACCGCAAAAAGAAGAAGTCTTCGACCAAGTAGCTGTAGCAAACAAGACTGCAAGAGCGGCAGGTGCAGTAGGAGACCAAGCTGTTACAGTGCAGTGGCTTTCCAGAAATCTGTCACCAAACGAATCGGTATTGAACTTTGGAGCAGGCAGACCGGATAAGAGCGGAAAATACGGGCACTCCGAGGCTTTAAGGAAAGCAGGAGCGACTGTTTCTGAGTACGACTTTGGACAAAATGCAGTTGGGGCACTTGGCGGTCAATATGACACCGTAATGGCTTCCAATGTCTTAAACGTCCAAGGATCCGTAGAGATGCTCAAAGAGACAATTTCTCAGATGGCTTCAGAGGCAAGGCCAGGAGGAAGAATTGTTTTCAACTATCCAGATAGCCCAAGGCACTTGGACAACTTGGAGTCTAGATACAAGGCTGCAAAAAAAGCAGGAAACGAAACGGAAGCATCTGCTTTAAGGAAAGAGAAAAATGCAACAACCGGAGAAGTTGCGCGAGTAATTGAAGAGGTTACGGGAGTTGAGCCAAGAAAAGTTGGGGGAACATCAAAAGAGCCTATTTGGGAAGTAAGATTCCAGCCCAAGAAGCGCAAGGCAGATAGACAACCTGCTCGCACGGCAGAAGAGCTTGCAAAAATGGAAGCAGGGATACTTGCTTCAGCGAAAAGAAAAGCAGATGCGCAAGCGTATGAAATACGCACTCGCATCGAAGGTCGCGGAACTGGCAACTTGGAAACAGAGCGCATGGCAGCAATGGAGGCTCAAGTGCGAGAAGCCGAGTTGTTTGCCAAGCCAAAGCGTGCAGCATTGTCAGACCAGGAAATCGAGTCTATCCGGCAAGCTGGAGCTACAAAAACGTATGTTGAGGCGTTGCTTGGATTTGAGCAGGCTTATACCGACATTACAGGGCAACCGCCAGCAGGGAAAATATATCGAGAAAACGCAATGAAGATGACCAAGAGGCAACAGGATTCAATCCTGCGTCTCGCGGTATCATCAGACTTACCTCAAGCCAAGTTAGCCATCGAAGCGGCCCGTGAAGCAGCAGATCCATCGGCGCGTGCAGCCATTGAAAAAATGGTATTGGCTGAAGACGTTGCCAATCAAAGGCAATCGGAAGCATCTGCGAGAATGCAAAATGTTCAAAGCGCAATAAGAGAAGCGCAGGCAGCAGAAAGGTTTTCTAGGCAAGTCAAATCCAAGAACGCCTCGATTGAGGCAATGAAGCCAACCTTGCGGGAGATGAGAAAATCTGCTCCAAAAGAAACCGTTGAACCTGCCGCTCAACCTCCGACAATCAAGGATGTTTTACAGAAAAAGCGTGAAGTAAAAAAGGCATCGGAAGATGCCATTGCAGCATTGAAGAAACGGGCTGAAGAAGAGATTGCGAAAATTCGACAAGAGACCGAAGCAAAACTTGTTGAGGCAGAAAAAAATGTCACCGCTGAGACAACTAAGGTAAGCGCAGAGATTGCAGAACAATTCAAGGCACTCAAGAAAGAGATTGCAGTAGCGGACGAGGTCATCTCCAGCGAGACGGAAGCAATCAAGCCATCACGCATCATCCTCAAGATCAAAGGAAAGTACCGCTTGTACGGAGTAAACGCTGGACTCATTGGAGTCTTCCGCACTAAAGAAGAGGCAATCAAGAGAGGTAAAAAATGAAAAAGGACATCCCATTCAAGAACGTCAAAAACATCGACCAAACAGACAAGCGATCTGCACGTGCACTGCACGCAGAGCTAGGCACGCAGAAAGGCGCAAAGCCTGTTACTGCACACGTTTACAGGGATTCAAAAAAATCCTGTTGACCATCCAGCGAATTGCTGGCAGTTGTTGAAGCATCAATGCAAGACGCATTGGTGCTCGCCAAGGGCAACTTGGCTATGACAGGAATAGAACGATATGCGACTAGTAGAACTCAGTGACGTGTCTGGACTCTCAGACGGAGAGATTGTTCCAGCGATTAAGGCGACGGTTAAGGCAGTGTTCCCTCCGCGCACAGGACAGGGAAAGCATGGTGAATGGCGAGTGCAGAATGCCATCCTTATTTCCAATGGAACCGAAGTGCGTGCGTCCTTTTGGAGCATCGATGTCTCCGATCTTAAGGGCAAGGAAGTGACCATCCAGTCACAGGCAGGCAAGCGTGGATTGGAAGGCATCAAGGTGAAGTACAATGAGCAGAAGAGCGAGAACGAACTCAGCATTACCGACAAGGCACGCATCGATGGAGGAAACGTCACGAATACCACTGGCTCCAAAGCTTCGGCACCTGCGCCCCAACGGTCTTCGACCCCCGACGTGGATGGCACGCGCAAGCGAGCAATGCAGTTGGCAAACCTCTATTTGGTTGCTCATCGGGCAGCTAAGTGGATTAAGGATGAGAACGCCGAAGTGGATCTCCCTGCTGCTACCGCTACCCTTTTCATTGCTTTGAACAAGGCGTCTTTGGAGAACACAATGCCCATGGTGCCGCTTGACCAGTACAAGGCTGAGACGCCGAAGGCTGAGGCAAAGCCACAGAAAGAGCCTCTGTTCCCAGAGGAAGAACTCACTGAAGACGACGTGAAGTGGTAATGAACTTTGCAGCCATTGACCCAGGGGTGAAGGGGGGAGTTGCGACGTACATCGGAGGCAAGATCGATGCATGGACAATGCCTTCCTCTCCTGTTGAACTTGCAGACCGTCTGCGTGAGCTAAATCTGTGTGGGGTTTACATCGAGGACGTTCCAAAGTTTACGGGTGTCAAAATCCCAGGGTCAATGGTTGCAGTCCTCTTCCAGTCCGTTGGCGTTGCGCTAGGCGTATGCGCTGCTCTGAAGTTACCCGTGTTCATGGTAAAGCCCAAGGAGTGGCAAAAAGCCTGCGGCGTTGGCGGACGGGAAGGGTTATCTCACGCAAAGTGGAAGCAAAAGCTACGGGACATTGCCAAGGCTAGGTTCCCTAGCATCAAAGTCACACTAGAAACAGCCGACGCTCTGCTGATAGCGTCCTCATACATACATGCAAATACACATACAAACAAAGCAGGGTCACAGCATCACGATACGGTTTGAAGCTGATGAAGTAATCGTCGAGAAGGAGAAGGCTCACTCAACACTGGAAATTCCAGATGAGTTGGATCTGCCAGAAGAAGAGCCAATCAATCCAAAGTTTCTTGAGGTACTTCCACCTCGACCGGACGACGCATACCCTTGGTATTTTCCTACAAGGGACAATGCATGGTTTCGCTTAAAAGAGACCGACTACAGGGACTTCTCTCGTACATACGGACGCGAGCTAATTGAGAAGGAGATGAAGGTCATGCAGGCTTGGCTCTCCAGCAATGCTGGCAAGCTCAAAAGCATGAGGGGGATGACAAGGTTCATCAACTCGTGGCTCTCCCGTGCATACGCAAACGCTCCAACAGCCAAACCATCCTTGACCAATGCGGCGCAAAGTGCAGCAACAAGTTGGTGAGCCAATGGCACTCGCAGTGCCATCCTGCGACGAAGCAGAGCGTGGGCTTGCAAGCATTGCTCTGAACCACCCGAACGAGTTCCTGCACGCATCGATGGAGGCAAGGCTGAGTCCAACTGACTTCGCAAACCCATTGTGCAAGATGACCGTGGAGGTTGTCCTTGAGCAGACTGCGCGGAACGCTTCTTGTGATTTGCGGATCGTCTTTGAAAAGCTAAGGGAGAAGGACTCGTCTATCCAGCTTGCAGACGCTTCGGAGTTGTACCACTTGTGCGGGGTTGTCCAGGCCATGCCTGAGTTCATCAACTTGGTTCGAGGCGCAAGCAAGCGCAGAGCCTTGATGATGCTGGCATACCAAGCAGTCCAAGACGCCCAGGGTAACGAGCAACCAACAAGCGACCTCATTGCCGGACTCTCCATGAAGGTGGACGCACTCATGCGGGAGACAGTTCCGCCGAAGGCAATGGACACCAAGTCGTTGCTTATAGACGCAGCAAAGCGGTATCAAGAGGGGGATGACTCCTCAATGCGAATCTCGACGGGGTTCAAAAAAATCGATGATATATGCCCCATTCGATACGGTGACTATGTGGTCATCGGGGGCGAAACCAAGAGCGGCAAAACAATGCTGGCTCTCAACATCATCAGCAACCTGTTATCAAAATGAAACTCATCAATTACATGGCGCATGAAGTAGACGCATGCGGAAACAAATATCCACCAAGCGGCATGGTAGCGCGGCTTGCTACAACGCTCAGGAAAGTGGAGGAGGTGGACGGTATCCCCGTCATGGTTGGCGAATCTGGCTCAGTCCAGAACTTGCCTCCGCCAAAGGAAGGCGTCCTGTGCATCGTCTCGCAGTACGTCCGTCAGGCATTGCCAGAGCGCAAAGACCTTATCTCTCCAGCCAAACTGCTTCGCGATCCGAATGGACGTGTTGTTGGGTGTGGAGCATTTGAGCGCAATCGATGAGAACAGAAATCATCACCAACATGGAGGCTTCTGTCTACAGGGCAGAGCCTGGTCTATCCAAGCACGAGTTCACCTCGTTCTGTATTGCGCCGATTGTCTTCAAGCGGAGGAAAGACCACAAGCGCAGCAGCAAAGCCATGGAGCTTGGCACTGTCATCCACTCGCTTGTTCTAGAGAACAAAGTCGAATACGCAGCATTGCCAGAGGATTCGGACAGGCGCACAAAGGCAGGCAAAGAGGCTTACCAAAGGTTCTGCGAAGAACACCCGAACAAGTTCGTCATCTCTGCCGAAGAAGAGCGCATGGTGCTGGGAGTGCAGGAGGCTGCAACTCCAATGATTCGTGAGCTTGTCCAGGGCTGTAAGCGCAAGGTTGTCGAAGCATCGATGTTCTGGGAGCGTGGCGGAGTGCAGTGCAAAGGCCGTCCAGACCTTATTGTGCAGCATGGGGACAAATACCTCATCGTTGACCTCAAGACCACTACTGGCATTGCAGGGTTTGATCGCAACTTCTTTTCGCTCAAGTACCACTGGCAAGCCGCATGGTATATGTACGGGCTGCACAAGGCTCTTGATATCCCGCTGGACTCCATCGAGTTCTATTTTGCCGTCGTTGACACCGAAGACCCACACCTAACCCAGGTTGTGATTCCATCGTCCGGCGTGATTGCAGAGGCGCAGGATGCGATTGAGGTTGAGTTGTTTAGGTTTGCTGAGTGCGAGAAGACAGACACTTGGCCAGGGCTACCCAAGAGGAGGATCATCTATGGAAGAGAATAGCAATTGGACGGTCGTTCGCGTGAGCACGGTCATCAGCAAAGCCAAGCTGCCAAGGCCGAAGATTGTCAGAAACGTAGTCCACAGAGGCACTTACGAGGAATGTATGGAGGCTAAAGAAAAAATCACATTTTCTCTAAAGCCCGTCGATCAATCGACCGAAGACATAAAGGTAGAGTTCACTGTCGTAAAAAATGGAAGAGACATCACAAGCTCAAGGCAATGGTCAGGTACTAATCGTCTCGTTGGAGATGCCAGCGAGTCAAATCCTTGACCGCCTCATTGCCAAGCAAGCCAACGTCTCATTGCGGACACTGGCTGAAGGAGTGAGGAATGAAGGGGAGTTGCGGCGCGTTGGCACAGCTATCACTAGCCTTGCGAGGACTGGGCTTGTTGTACGGGACGACCTGTACGATTTAGCCAGCATCTGCGCTACGGCACGGGCCATGGCAAAGTCAGGCGGGATCAAGGCGATTGTCGTCGATTACATCCAACTGGTGCGCCATGACCTTGGCAAAGATTCCACCCGTGAGAGGGAGGTAGCTGAGGTCTCCCGTGGATTGCGCCTGCTTGCCATGGAGCTTAAGTGCGTCCTGTTTGCAATCACCCAACTCAACGAGTCTGGCAAGGCACGGGAGTCCAGGGCGATTGGGCAGGATGCTACGGCAGTGCTCGTAGTGAAAGTCGAAGACGAAGAGTACCGTGAAATCTCCATTCCTATCCAACGTAACGGCCCCTGTGGGGTTAAGACATCGCTCCGATTCAACGGACGAACAGCAAGCTTTGTCACTGAGTGAGTGGCAAGAGGCAACTCAATGCCTATCTCCAGGGGAAGCAGCAATGCTCTTTGAAGAGATGAAACAGAGAATCCAAGACCTAACGGTCGTAACGCAAACTCTAATAGACAACAGCCATGAAAAAGAAAACAGGTAGACCAGCAGTAAGCGACGAAATCAAACAGGAGGCTATCCGCATGCGGAAAGCTGGGAAGACCATCCCTACTATTGCCCGTAAGTTCGGATTGCATCCGCAGACCATCTTCAAAATCTGCAAGGCAGCAGGGCTTGTTCGCAACGGCATCGAGGACAGCAAGGTCATCGGCACGCTCAAAGCAACCATCGAGCGACTGGTTCGGGAGCTTCAAGCAGCGGACGAGCGCAGCACTGGGCTTGCAGTGCAGTTGGATGAGTTGCAAGAGAAGTTTGACAAAGAGGCGAGCAAGACGTGGCTGGAGCGGTTAATCGGGTTTTGATTATGGAAGAGCCAGAAATCATCGAGAAGGAGTGTCCTGTCTGCACTGCGCTTATGGACTGGGTGGACGACCATGATGGCATTAGCCCGTGCGGGGACTGGGTGTGCCCAGAATGCGAGAAGGAGGTGCAACCGTGAGCGACGAATTAGATCTCATGCGCCGAATCTTACATGATGCGCGAATAGAGCTTCTGTGTAAAGGATTGCGGGATACGCGCATTGACGTAAAAGCAGCAGAGATAGAGCGGTTGAAGCAAGCCTTGCATGACGCACGGATCGAGAACAGCGGACAAGCAGCGGAGTTGGAGCGGCTCAACGAGGCTAAACGCTGGATACCAATAGCCGAAAGGTCGCCAGAGCTAGGAGTTGACGTAATGGTAATTGACAGGGGTGAGTTGAAGATTGCCTGGAGGCATATTAAAGATGGAGAGTGGTCGTCTTTTTCTGCGCTAAATAAAATTTCCCACTGGATGCCACTGCCGCAACCGCCAAAGGAGGAGCAATCATGAGAGACGCACTAGATCCAGATCACTGGGTGAATGGCGGGGAATGCGACCATCCGCATCCTGATGCGCTTGCGATGGAGGCACTGGACGCAGAGAACAAACAACTCCGCGCAGAGGTCGAGCGGTTGAGGGAAGCTCAACGCTGGATTTCGGTGCAGGAGCAGTTGCCGCCAGTAAACACCGCTGTTTTAACGAGATGGAGAGGCGAGACTTTTAGCGTTGAGTGGAGGTTTCCAAGCGGCGAATGGACTACAGGGGCGTTTGTAACGCACTGGATGCCGCTGCCGGAACCACCGAAGGAGGTGCAGGGATGAGCAACTGGCAACCGATTAAGACAGAGGACCTCGTTCGGCTGTACCGCGAGGGATGGTCATTAAAACTTTTGGGTTGCGATAACGTTTACAGCAAACGGGAAAAGCAATCTCGCCTTTTTTACGCTTCGCTGTTCACAAGCGACAACTGGGTTGGAAAACCGCCCGAGAAGAAGTGGGAGGTCGTGGAGAGAGGGATGAGTTTTTTGGCTGCAATGCATTGGCTTGAGTCAGCGCAGGATGGAATGCGGCGCTTGCGACGTGCAGGCTTCTTAATTGAAATCGTCGCACATCAAGGGATGCCTTGCTGGGTACATCAAGGAGAGGCTGACAATGCTTGCGTGTTTGACGCAGTGCTTGTCAGCGCAACCGACTGGGAAGGCTTAGAGGTGGAGAAATGATCAACCCCGCAGAAATACGGGCGATTGTCGAGAGGATGCGGTCGCAAGGCCGCATCACCTCAGCCGAGCCGGACAAGGCAACCGACAAGCAATCCTTGTCAGTTCAGACCGTCAACCGGCAGTTGACAGTTGCAAAATGCGACCAGTGCGGGATGGAGTTTGTACCGCTCAACAACCGCAACCGGAGATGTGGCTCAGCCTGCACAAAGCGAGGAGCGTTGATGATGCGTCGCCGAAGAGGAGGACATCAGCCACTTGGAGACGAGCGGACTTGCGAGCAGTGCGGGACGAGGTTCCGGCAGATATCCATCTTGCAGAGGCACTGCCGTCCGCTTTGTACCAGGAGAGCAAGAAGTAAACGTGAAGCAAACAAACACAACAACAGATAATATGATAGACGCAGAAGAAGCAAAGAGGCTAGTTGCCTCATACATGGCAAAGGGACTCATTATTCCACCACCAAAACTCAAAAAAGAACCGCAGAACAGGCAGGACTACGGACAAGGAACGTGCGTTTACTGCTCCAAGGAATACAAACGTAAGTCCAAGGACAGCATTTTCTGTAGCCGCACCTGCTACGAGACAAAGCGTAGACGGGAAAAACAGGCGCTCAATGGAGCCTTTGAGGAGATTCCCTGCATATACTGCGGAACCAAGTTTCTGCCAAAGAACCGGAACACCCAACGCTATTGCACGCCAGAGTGTGCGGTCGAAGCATACAACTCCAGAAGAACAGCAAAGAAATGAACAGACAACAAATACTAGAGATGTGTGAAGATAGGGACGTGGAACTCCTGCTCGCTGACGGGCTGGACGAAGCGTTCCTGGGCTTCACCGACGGATGCGAACACATGCCCCCACGGGCAATCTATAGCAAGGAGCTGTGCGTCAAAGCACTCATGGAGCAGGATGGCATGGAGGAGATCGATGCCATTGAGTATCTGGAGTACAACACCTTCTTTGCTTGGGTTGGGCCACAGACTCCCATGTTCATCAACACCAGTGAAGAGCTTTACACATGAACCGTACCGAACAACTGCTGGATAGGGCCATGGCTCTCATTGATTCCATGGAGCAAAGATTGCGGGTGAGACTGCGAGACGACACCATGTCGATGCCTGGGGATAGGTCTGTACTGCTTGAGTGCGACATGCTAAAGTCTGCGGTGTACAAGGAAATCGTAATGCCCAAATATGAAAGAGAAAGTTCGTCAAAGAAAACCTGCCACTTACAAAAGCCCTGAGTCGAGGGCAAGGCAGCTTGCGGGGCTACAGCACGTCGTTCCGTCCGACCATGTTCCAGGGACAGAGATTCAGAACGTGACCCAGCAAGGGCCGTTTGCAACGGTGACCGAGGAGATGCGTCGTCACATCATTGAACTATACATGCAGGGGAACAACACCACTGCTGTTGTGGCTAAGACGGGCTATTCTGCTGGCACCGTTGATGCCATCAAGGCTAGCGCTCTGGACTGTGACTCGCAATTTCGTGAGGCGTACTACAAGCACAACCTCAAAGCCAAGCTGCAACGGGTAGCTGAAAGCTCTCTGGATAGGCTCACTGAACTCATGCCAACGCTAACTGGACGAGATGCTGCCATCACGGCAGGGGTAACCATCGACAAGCTTGTTGCGATTGATCGGACTGCTCCGGACACGCTGCATCAGCATGTTCACATTCACGGGGCGCAGGACATCTCCAAGATGTTCAACGATGCCTTGAAGCCGAAATCGTAAATTCAAAATTCAAAATTCAAAAAAATCCATATGAGAACCGAAGCTCTAGTTCCGTTCCGCGAACTGCTCTCACGCTACACTGGCATGGATGCGCCTGCCGGACTCGTTGTCCTCTCTAAGCCCTCGCAAGGGGCAGCAGCAGGGCCGATACAGCAGATGGGGCATAACCCTGACCAGAGCGGCATCATCCCCAAGGGAGCAGGCATTTACGATGAGAACGGCAAACTGCCGAGTATCAAGGGAGCGGGGCTGAACTTCATTGCATGGGCATAGAATATGACGTTGTAGTCACAGACCCACCGTGGAGCTATTATGGCTCAAAGGACGGGATGGGAGATGCAGCGAAGCATTACGACCTCATGACGGATGACGCTATCTGCGCTATCCGCTATCCGCTGGCAAAGCGAGCGGTGTTATTCATGTGGACAACGTCACCGAAGCTACATGTGGCAATGAAGGCCATCGAGCAGCATGGGTTGCACTTTCGTGGGGTCGCGTTTGTTTGGGTGAAAACCAATGCGGCAGGTAAGCCGATTGGAGCGCAGGGAGTGCGTCCATCTATCACGAAGCCGTTGACTGAACTGGTGCTTGCTGCCAGCACAGTAGCAAAGGGAAGACCGTTGCCATTGCACAGTGAGAGCGTGTGTCAGACTATCTTTTCTCCCAGAGGAGCGCATTCAGCAAAGCCAGAGTCCATGCAGGATAGAGTGGAGCAGTTGTACCCAGCCGTAAGGAAGGCCGAGTTCTTTGCGCGTAGGCATAGAAATGGATGGGACTGCTACGGAGGAGAACTTGGAAACTGGAAAGCTTGAGTTTCAAAATTCAAAATTCAATTTTCAAAAAAGTCTGTTGTATTTCCTAGCCCAACCCAGCTAGTCTCCCGTCTGGGAAGAACGAAAGGTGACTCCCCTGCACGAGTGTGTGGGGGAGTTTTCCCGTTTATAGGGGGCAGCTCATGGAGTGAGAGGCAAGGCTTGGGGTGCGCGTGCGCGATTAATCGATCATCCACGGCAGGTCAACGGGAAAAGAGGGGGCAAAAACTTTTTGAAAAAAAAGCTATACTGCCCCAGCTCGCCCGCCGATAACCATTACACGCAGGGAGCACAACCCCCCTGCCATATACAGACAATGAACACGACGACAAATAGGCGTTACTACGCCATGCAGTGGACAATGAATGCAGTGTGCGCCAACACTGGCAAACGTCACGCACGGTACTACTCATTCGCAACCGCATCCGCACGTGATGCATGGGCCGAAGGCGGCGCACTATACCGAGGGAGCGGGTACAGAGAGAGCCTGCCAGCATCAGACTCCGAGTTACGGGCGGAGTTGTATCGCGATAGGGTTGAGGGACGCTGCGGGTTCCGAGTGGAGTGCATTGGGTAACCAACACGAATATGGACGAACTACCAACGTGCAGCGTGACAGGCAAACCTATGAGCGAGGGCTTTTGCTTTGGCGATGGGGAGTGGTATTGTGCCAGCGAGGAGGACGCACTCAAGGCAGTGCAGGAGATGGGCTATGCCACTTTGGACGAGGCTTACGATGCCGGAGTTTACTACTGGTCGGAGTGGAACAACTAACATACAGACTATATGACAACAACACGCACTATTAAAACAGCACTAGCTGAGTTGCAAGCGCACGGGTACGACGCACGCCTGTCGAGAGACGGTTGGCTCATAGTCTATGGCCCGTATGGGCCAGATACATACCTCTGGGGAGCATGGTTTTCGCCCAACAACGGTAACGACGTAACATGGGGTGAGGTGCCGCAGGAGGTTTTTGACCTTGCCTATTTTGAGGCGCGCACTGCGCTTGATGCGCTGATGCAGCATGGCAGGTGGTCACACAACGGAGCGTTGGCTCTGTTAAACCACCTTAAAATACATGAAAATCACATCGAAGGGGACGTGAACGTGAACTTTCTAGCAGACAACTGGATTGAGTACTCGTCCGCTTTGGAAGCCGCTAAAGAGCACGGCTATGCTGCTCCGGACGAAGACGAGGCTATTGCATGGCTGAGGGCAAGAACGGTTGCCATACCGTTCAATGGCGGGGTTATTGTTGTCCAGTTCTAACATTAGCACTCTGATCATAATAACATACAGACAATATGAACACACTGGCTTTAGAACACTTTCAAATGGCGGTCTGCCTAAATGGCAAGTGGTTAGCAATGGAAGACACGCATGGCTATGCAAGCACAATGGATATGCTAACATCAATCCGCACTATACTAAGTGCGTTTGGAGCGGAGGATGCGCCTGCTTTTTTTACCATAAACGACGATTACACACTGCGAACAACCGCTAGCAAAGTTGATGAAGCTATCAACAATTGGTGCAGCAACAACTAACATGGACGAGCAAGAGAACCCTTATGCGCCGTTGGCGTTTGTTATAGTGCTGCTGTTTACTTTGCTAATGCGAGGAAGCGTAGCACTAATGCGGGATTGAAAATTCAAAATTCAAAATTCGAAATTCAAAAACGAAAATTCAAAAACCTCGCACATACATACACGCACCCCTGCGCACCCGCTCACCCGTTAGCACCTGCTAGCTCCACCCCGCTCCACGGCAGGGAGGCCACAAAGCCTCCCCCGTGGGGTTGGTGCGTTTGGATCATGTGGTGCCGCAGGGCAGGGCTTGGGGTCGGGCGCGATTAGCACAGAACGGGGTGGATGCAAGGGCGAAAAGGGGGGAGAAAACTTTTTCTTTTTTTTGCTTAACCTTTGGGCCGAACGCGCCGATTAACAGAGCATGGAAGCAAACTTGTTCCTTATTTTGGCCTCACTCGATGCAGTGGGGTGTGCATGCTACGCTGGTAGCCTTTGGGCTTTGCCGTGGGGTGTCCTTTGCATGGTTTGCTATGGGTTCGGACTAAGTAAAGCTTTCAGCGGTAAATAACAAACAAACAAATAAACAAACAGATAACATGAAGACAAAGGAAGCACTAGTGGAAGCACTTAGGAAGTTCGTCGCTCAACGTAGCGGGATTGAATGGGGTAATTATGGCGGGAGTCGTGAAGCATTTATGGGGGATTATCGGCAAATCCTGCGGGACGGGCGGGATGCTCGCGAGTTACTACGTCACATAGAACTGCGGGACTCAATTACAGGTGCAATGTTGGAGCAATCCCTGACTGGACGGCTGAGTTATCGCGGCGGCGCGATTGAGTATGTCACTGGACAATATTTCCCAACGGAGTATCGGAGCGCCGTTTGCCGTGCTTTGGCTGAGTGCCTGTGGCACTGGTTGCGCTACGGCGGCGGGACGTTGGACACTAGCGCGGAAGGTATCCGTAAAACGGCAGTGCGGTGCTTTGGGCGTGGGATTGCAAGACGCTGGTTCAACTAAGGAAGGAGGATAACGCTATGAGACCACAACTAATGGTGTCACTGTTGGCAACGTTTGAGGGCATCAACCCTGCGGATTGGTACCCTTGCGAGTCGTACATTCGCGAGATGATTCCCAAGCCTCAACATGGCTTAAGTCACACTGACGAAGAGGTGTACGAAAGCGAATATGACGAGGGACTTTGGGAGCGGTTCAACATTGCGCCGGAGGATGAGGATGAGCGGCTCGAAGCTGAAGAGAAGCTGGAAGCTGAAGGCAAATGGAAAGCATGGGATGAGCTAATGAAGGTGCAGGTTGAGGGTATCGTTCCGCTGGACGATGCGTTGGATTATCTAGACCACATTGGAGCAAGCTTTGAGGATTGCGAGACCATGGGGACGCTTGGCGGGCCGTTGGGGATTGGGATTGTGCCGGATATGTCATTCCAAACAGAAAGCCAGTTGGTGATCTCATCAATCCGGATCACGCCTTTTTGGTGCGACAATGGCGAATGGTCGCCGCTTTCTGAGGCAAGTTGGGAGAGGTTGCGGGACTTGTTTAGGCGCCATGATTTATGGACGCTGCGGAAGATGGCGAATAACAGAGTGGAGGTGGAAGCGTGAAGGATGACGTGCTGGCTGTGGTGCTTGGTGCGGTGCTGCTGTGCGTGGTGGCGTTCATGCGAGCGTGCGGGAAGGCAGTGGCTTTAGGATAAGACGAAAGGAGATTTGGAAGGCGTTAAAGCGTAAGCGTCCACCAAGAATCCCCCGCAAGCCTCAGAGGTGTCCCCTCTGGGGCTTTTTCGTGCCTTGATGCGTCCCGTTTCTGCACTCTAACGCTGCAACCATGTCCAATTCCTGACGCAATACAATGACGCAACATGGATACATGCCATGCTCAGCCGAGCCGAGCCGAGCCGAGCGGCAGCAAAGCAGGTTTACAAATTGCAAAAGGGGGGGAGGGGGTCTCAAATCCGCTTGGCGAGAAAGCCCGAACGCATCCCCCCGCATAGATTTTTTTTGCCAAATGGCCCCCATTGCCTGTGGGATGTATCCAGCCTCCGCTGGAAACATGGTTGCGTTGCTGCGTGGCACTAGGCTAGTGTGCGCTCTGCATATGAGCACATACATCAATAGGAAAATGGCAATAGCGCAGTATGGTGTGGATCCCAGGCAGCATGAATGGGAAGCGCAGCATGTTCAGGAGCGTCCCAAGGGGACTGGCAAGGAGAAGTGGTATTGGCAGGATGCAGTGGCGAAGTTAGCGAGCAAGGATGAGCCTGCGGAGGGGGAAGGCGTAGTGGTGCTGGTGGTGCCTGACTTGCCGAAGTTGACATTGCCTTGCAATAAGGAGGAGGTGCTGCACAGCGTGGTTGTGGCAAAGAGGGCGATGAACTTCCGGTTTGTGATTGGGACAAAGGGGGAGGTTGTGCGGGTGCAGGACAATAAGCGGGTGAAGATTGGGATGCGGTTAGCGGTGCTGAACGTGTCGCCTGGGCAATATGTGACCAAGGAGGCTGTGCGATGAACGCAGCAGGGGACATGGCTGAGAAGCTTGGGTTGAAGACCAAGCAAGGGCGGGAACTGCTGTATGCTGCTGTGGAGTTAGTGCAGTTGATGGATCGGAAGCAGCAGGATTACGGGCCAAGGAACATCGATGAGTTTGGGATCTTGGGCGTAGTGGTACGGATGAATGACAAGATGGAGCGGATAAAGAATCTGCTGCGAAAGGATAAGCAAGCCTCTTGTGAGGCTTATGTCGATTCGTTCAAGGATATGGCAGGATACGCCCTTATCGGTGTGCTTTTGGAGGAGAAGAAGTGGGGGTAAGAGAAGCGTTCGATTTGGACATAGCTATCTCCATTGCCTGTGCATTGTGCGTAGCTTGTTTCCTATTGCGTAGCAGGTGAGCCAGCGAAGTCGGGTCTTGCGGCAGCAAGAACAGACGAAGCAACGAAGTAACCATGGAATACAAGGAGAGCGCGGAACTTCGGGGTCGCGCCTTCGCACGCACCCCTGCGCGTACTGCGGCTTATGCCTGCGGGGCATTCGCCCCTTCGAGCATAACCCTTGTACTTGCTAGTGTTGCCATTCTTTCTTTGTCCTTCTGCGGTAGCAGATTACATCCAGAACCCGAGTGGGAGATGAGAGAGCAGAATAAGCCCCTTCCCATAAAGAAGGAGCTTTTAATGCTTGATAGACAGATACATCCGTCACCGTCGCGGTTTGAATCGCTTCGCATTTTTGCCGTGGCACGAGCAGAGGTTTACCCATCAATGTACTCTAGTCTACTCTAGCGGACTCCACGGAAAGCAGTGCATTTGAGGCACTTCTATTAAGAGCGCGAGGCAAGCTCGCTCTCCTCTCCTTCACTGGTATGACGATTTCACTCGTAGCATGACAGTTACGCTGTCTCTATTTGAGACACCACAAACATACGAACATATGGACAAAGAGCAAGAGAAAAAGTTCATGGAGCAGATTCTGAAGTTTAAGCAGGAACCGCATCCTCTCATTCCGACAGTGAGCCAAGATCAGCGGCTCAAGATGGTGGACAACGTGGGGATTGCAAAGACCCTGGAGCTTCTTGAGATTCGCGAGAACAGGATCAAGGCAGAGCACACCGATCCCATTCGATATGGGACAGAGTTTGATTCGTGGAAGGATTCGGACAACCTTATGGGTGAGTTCAACGAAATGGTCATCCTGGGAGGAAACAGGGCAGGCAAGACCGAGTATGCAGCCAAGAGAGCAGCGCAGATGTTCGTTGGAGCAGACGTTGGCGGAATGCCGGACTGGGTCAAAGAGCGGGTAGAGCGCAGAGGCATCAGGATATGGATGCTCCACACTAGCCACTTCACAAGCGTGTCAGCGCAGCAGAACGTCTTTTACAAGTACCTGCCCATTGAACTCAAGACGCTCAGAAAGAGCGTTCACACGCAGATCAACTACAGCCAGAAGAACGGCTTTACGGACAACACGGCAGTGTACATGGGAAACCAAGTGTGGTTCATGAACTACTTCCAGGACATCAAGGTCATTGAAGGGGGCGAAGTGGACTTCATCTGGTGCGATGAGCTGGTGCCACAGGATTGGCTAGAGACCTTGAGATACCGTCTTGTCACAAGGAACGGCAAGATGCTCATCACGTTCACGCCGCTGGACGGCTACACGAGTGTGGTCAAGGAATACATCAACTCTTCCAAGATTACGCATTGGAAACCTTCCGAACTGCTTCCAAACAACAACGTGATTGGAGTGCCAAACGGGCACATGCCATACATGGCAAGAAACGTGTTCGGCAAGCACGCCTGCATTTGGTACCATTCCAAGGACAATCCGTACAATCCTTGGCACCGAATGAAGGAGACCCTTCGCGGCAAGACAACCAACGAGATTAAGATCCGCGCATACGGCTGGGCAGAAGCAACAGCAGGAAGCCAGTTCCCATTGTTCAACGACCACAACGTGTTCAGTAAAGACCCAAGAGAGATCGAGGGCACCAACTACATGGTTGTAGACCCAGCAGGAGCGCGGAACTGGTTCATGCTTTGGGCAAGAGTGGATAAGAACGGGGTCATCTGGGTGTACAGAGAATGGCCAGACCAAAGCTACGGAGAGTGGGCGTTGCCGTGCGAGAAGCCAGATGGCAAACCAGGTCCAGCACAGAGAAGCTCCGCAGGCAGGGGAGTTGACGAGTATTCGTTGCTCATCCAGACGCTGGAAACAGACGACAAGACACGCGAAGAGATCGTCGAACGCTACATTGACCCCAGAAGCGCAGGGACAGCAGCAATGACCAAGGAAGGCGGCGTAACGCTCCTTGATATGCTCTCAGACGCTCATGTGCCACTGTACTTCATTCCGGCAGCGTCAGCAAACGTGGATGAGCGTGTCCTCGTCATCAACGACCTCCTGTGCTATGATAGGGAGAAACCCTTAGAGGAAGGCGTGAACTTCCCAAGATTAATGATTCATGAGAGTTGCCAGAACCTCATTTACAGCATGAGAGAGTGGACTGGAGCAGACGGGCAAAAAGGTGCTAGCAAAGACCCTATTGACGCACTAGGATATTTGGTAATGATGAGTCCGCAACATCAGGGAGCAGCAGACGAGTTCATAAAGGCGGGACAAAAATTTGCAGGAGCGTACTAATGACTTACGACAAAGACCCACTAGCGATTGCAGGATCAACTCCAGATATTGGAGACCTGCTGGACGAGTACAACCGCTCCATGGTGAACTCCAGCCAAGGCAACTTGGCAACCAAGTTTGATAACATCCGCTTTTGCAGATGGAACGGGCAAACGGACGATGGCAAGAAATGGAGCAAGTGGCGCGAAGAAGGCAGTCCAGCCTGGCCCTTTGAAGGAGCGTCGGACGTAAGATTGCGCCTTGTTGACAGCACCTGCAACGAACTCTCAGCCCTCCTTGTCACAGCTTACCAGAGAGCCGACATCAACACCCAGGCAGCTAACCTGCAAGACCTCACGCTTTCCACTATTGCCAGCAACCTGATGCACTGGGTCAGGGACAACAAGATGGCGAACGAACTCCGCAAAGAAGCGGAACTGGGAGCGCAGTACGCCCTGCAATACGGGTGGACAGCATTCTATGTGGGCTGGGAGCAGCACATCAGCAAGCGGCAACAGCCAATCACCATGGAACAGGTGATGATGCTAGCGCAGCAAGCAGGCAGCGAACAACTCGCACAGCTTCCTATGCTCATTGTGGAACAGCCTGATGTGGCAGCTTCCATCATTCAAGCGGCCCTTGGCAACGACCTCTCTGAGTGCAAGAAGATGGTCAAGGAGTTGGCAGCAACAGGAGCAACAAGCTACGACGAAGAGTACGTCTCCCGCAACCTGCCGCTTGTTCAAGCATTGAAGCCGTGGGACGAGATCATTTTCCCGCCAGAAACCGCAGACTTGCAGCGTAGCAGGGTTATTTTCCGCAGGACATGGATGTCTGAAGTCGAGTTGCGCGAGAAAATCACCACGGAAAACTGGGATCCAGACTGGGTCGAGAGGGCTTTGCAACAGATTGGTAAAAGCAGCACGCTCTACAACATCAACCTGCTCCCCACAACGACCATGCTGGTCTACAACGGGGTCAACTACAACAACATGGTTGAGGTGGTGTATGCGTACCAGAAGAGCCTGGATGGCAATGCTCCCTGCATTTACTACACTGTTTTCTGTCCTCAAGCAGCCAGCAACAGGCGTGAAGACGACGCAAGCTGGGCAATCTACGAGAAACTCGACTACGCGCACGGGGAATATCCCTTTGTAGAGTTCCGAAGGGAGCAATTACGCAGAGCGATTGCAGATTCTCGCGGTATTCCTGAGTTGGCAATGACCGACCAGGACGAAATCAAGGCGCAGCATGATTCAATCCGCGATTACACGGCTTTCGCCACGCTGCCCCCAATTAAGGTGGTCAAACGCATTGGAGCCATCAACAAAGTAGGCCCAGGAGTGCAACTTCCGGTGACGCAGAGGGACGATTACACTTGGATGGAGCCTCCAGCAAGAGAGCCAAGCACAGCGTTCAACCTCATTAAGTCAGTGGAGATGCGCCATGCAGCGTACTTCGGAGTAGCCCACGAACTGGTCAACCCAGTCCGCACGCAAACCTTGCAGCAGTTGCTCGTCAACAACTGGCTCATGAGCTGGAGAGGCGTGTTCCGCCAAGTTTTCGCTCTGTGCGCTCAGTACTTGTCACCACAAGAGATCGCTGCCGTCACTGGAGGCTTCCAGATTCCGCAGAACCTGTCCGCTATCCACAACGAGTTCGACATCAACGTGCGATTCGACGTGAAGGACATGAATCCTGACTTCATCGACAAGAAAATCCAGTTCCTTCAGACCATTAGCCAGATGGACGCTGGCGGAGCAATCGACAAGAACGCTCTTACTCGCATGATGATTCAAGCTGTGGCCCCAGAAGTGGCAAACCAACTCATCGTGAACCAAGCCCAGGCAAGTCAGCAGATGTACAAGGATGTGCAGAGCGACATTGCCAACATGCTTTTGGGCAACGAGGCAATTTACACAGAGAACGATCCGGCAGCACAGACCAAGATGCAGTTTGTGCAGGACATCATGTCGAAGAACCCAAAAGCGCAAGCCGCATTGCAGCAGGACGAGAACTTCAAGGCTCTATTCGACAACTATGTGAAGAACATCCAGATGAGTCTCATGCAACAGCAGAACGCTCAGATTGGTCGCATGGGGGTAAACCAAGTCAATGGATAGTATGACAGAAGAACAGGCTCTAGCATTCAGCTTCACTGGCGAGAACAAGCTATGGGATAACATCCTAGCTGTTGCAGACTCGTACATTGAGAGAGAAGTGATGTACGCCATCGACAAGAATACCCTGGGAGAAGCCAGAACACACGCTGCCGGAAGGGCAGACGGGGCTAATGGACTCAAGGAAACTTTGTTATGGTTTAGAGAAGAAGCCCTTAAAAAAAGAGGGTTGACAGATAAAGATTTGACCGCATAGTGCAGTCACTGCCTCCTAGTCTGGGCATAACAAAACAGGCTTGATT